CGTTACTAAACGGTACATTGTCGATAAACCAATCAATGTCCGTACCCAAGTTAATCAGTCGCTTCGGGATCGTGTTCTCTTGGAACAACAGCATCACGTTCTCGACCTGTGTAGCCCGTACTTCAGGCACATCAGCGGACGCGATAGTGGTCTTGATGTCCGCCACATGGGTGTTTGGTGCGCGGAATACGCGAATGTTGTTCTCAGTCACGACTAACAAGTAGTGCCGAGCATCCTCTACGCTGAAATCCAGCATCTTGAAGTTAGATGCCGTGGCAGTCTGCTCAATCGGCGCAACCGTACCCACCGTAATCACGGCGCTACTGAGATCCGTGGCTCCAATCCTAGCCAAGCGCCAGTATCTAGCCGTCTTGCCTACAAACAATCGGAAGTCCTGCGACGATACGCCCAGTAACGGGACACTAGCCGCGTCAACATAGGTCACATCATCGGTTGAATACTGAATCTTAAATTCGTCAGACGTGCCAGCAGACAGAAACACGTTCCTAACGTCGAAAAACTCTATCGCCTTGGCAGATCCTAGGTCGAACTTGCAAACCACATACGGGTTTGTCGTGGATATACCAACCGTCGTAACAGATGTCGTGGTGTCGTTGTCATCATTGACGTTACTAGCCGTCCCGCCATTGGGAACCGTAGGCACCGTAGTATTGCGAGTGAGGGTGTTAAGAACAGTCTGCACATACTCGGTACCGGGCCGACGCTTCATCCCGCCTTGAGGCACGATAACCACGTTCTTCGCGGTCTGTACGCCCTGATAATACTGGGCAAGGTCAATACGCCCCTTCAGTAGAGGACTAAGCTCACCACTTACAAAGCTAGACTGTATGAACCGTGTCTTAGCCATTGCGCGTCACCTTTACAAAGAAGTCATCGGTCTGAAGTGTGCAATTTTTATCTGCTATCGCTTTAAATTGTGCAGGAGACGTTCTCGTATCTTCATCCCTTATGGGAAAGGAAGTGTATCGAGTAGCCTCAAACAGACCAGCAAATTGGAAATTCTGTGTAGTAATAAACGGTACTTTATACTGAGCGCCACCAGAGCCAAGAAACAAATCTAATTCTATTTCAGTGTTATTGCTGGCAGTTGTAGGCTGGACAATAATTCTCATTTCAACAGCATCGCCTACTGCTAACTCGCTAAAATCAAACGAGCTTGTCCCTGGATTCCACAAATTAGTCACGCCCAATGGAAGATAGGCGTTAGTGGTATTTGTTCCTAGCGCATCATTGGGGATTATGGTGAGCACATCCGCAGCCAAGGTCGTCGTTGTAACCCTTGAATCTTCGTAAACAGCATATCCCGCGCTAGTAAGACCGCTTCTAGCTATTGTCACAGACTTTTTACTGACAGCCGTCACCACGACCGTGTAAACAAGCGTTGTGTTTATGATATGAATTAGATCATTAACTTGTAATTTTGTAGACGCTTCGCTGAAATAATTTGCTGAAGTGACAGTCGCTTGAGAGTCATTAGTGTAATAGGTGTAAATCCTTGGCGCTGGAGAAGACCCACCAACATGAGACAGCGTTTCATTGGTGAAAGCCATTAGTACCTCACATTTGTGAACGGGTTACTTTGTATCCTCGTCTGTGGATGCTGCTGAGAGTCCGTAAAACGCGCCATACGGGACGCATTCAGATACTCCGCAGCCATCTCTCCCCTCGCCGTAGCACTGTCCCTGACGCTCGTAGCGAAGTCCTTGGCTAATGCGTACTCGATCATCTTGGAGAAGTAGATAGGCCACTCACTCTCGGGTACGTCATAGATGTAGTCGCAGTACAGAGCGGACTTACCATTCGTGTACACCTTGTCGCCATACACCTGATAGCCGGTGCTGGGGTATAACTTGATAAGTACCAGAAGGTCGGTTGGCAACTGATAGATAGACTGCCATTCGGGATCTGCAGGGACATCGGTTGTTAGTGAGATCTGCGCTTTCTTACGAGCGAAACCCCACCGATGTTTGGTTAGTTCAAACTTTACAATATTGTCGTACAGGTTAGACCCAACCTGCTGGGCACGAGTGTTCCCGTCTAGCGTGTTGATAGGCGAATCACCAATAAGGATCAGCGCGTTACTTACTAGGTCGATCTTACTCGCCATATCTTTCCCTCAAAAAAAGAGCGGGGGGCCGAAACCCCCCACCCAAACTAGGAGTCGCCTAGCGCCGTACCAGATGCACAGTCAATCGCTGTTCCGGTGTTACTTTTCACAAACGTGACAGTAACCGCAGCAGCATCGCTATCACTTACGAAGATAACGTCGTTGACTTGCAACTCGTTGACTGCTGGCAAGAAGTAATTCGCGCCAGTAACCGTGGCGATAGAGTCAGCAGACGCATATGCGTATACCTTCTGTGCATCGCCCATCCCGCCAATACGGGAAAGTTTGCTGTAATCAAAAGCCATTGAGAGATCCTCCTTTAAGCAGTCTTGTCGTATTGAACTTTAACCAGACCACCCTCGTCGCGCACGACAGAGCCAGCTTTCAGCATACCGTTGGTCAACCAAGCAGTACGTTCAGCAATCCAGTTCACTTCGGTCTTCATGTCGATACCGATGGCGAGGCCAACAGCAGGACGTTGGAAGAACCATGAATCCACGACGTTAGCCGCTTCAGTCAAACCACCTTCGGTACGAGTCTCGATGATGATGAACTGGAAGCCCACAAGCGTGTTAACTTCACCAGCAACCAAAGCCTTAATAGCTTGGTAGTCGCCAGAAGTAGCTTTCTCATCGTTCAACAAACCACCCAGACCGCCAGCTTCGATAGCTGCAAACAACTCAGTGTTTGGTACACCCTGATCGCGCAGTTCTACCTGTGCGTCGATGACCTTAGCCATTGACAGGTTAGTACCGCCAGCAGGGATAGCAGTGGTGAGAGGGGTAGAGCCGTCCATCGCGTCGATAACCAGTTGGTCACAACGGCGACCCAAGGCACCAGCGATGGTTGAGGCAAGTTCTTGCTTCTCATCGAAGTTAACCTCGGCGGCATCAAAGATGTCCGTGTACTCAGGAGCGTTCCAGTTTGCCAGTGTGGCAGTCTTGAACTCGTGGCCCACGTCCATTGGCGTTACCAGATCAGAAGTAGACTTCTGGTTGGCAAGTCCTTTGCCCATACGTCGGAATTTGTAGGTATCACCTACTACATTGTTTCGCAGGGTAACAGCGTTCTTCAGCAAGCCCATGCCTTGGTAGGCATGTTTGACCATACTGTCAAACTCGGTTACCGCAACAGCGGATAGATTCTTTGACATTACAAGTCCTCAAAGTTGTCAAAATTAATTTAACGAGGCGTGATTGCCTCTCACTCTAAGGTCTTAAACTGAGTACCCGACAGATCGGTCAGCCCTTAACCTAAATCTGTCAGGCCCAAAAGGGGTATCCGACGGGTGTAAGATACCACATTTTTCGGTTTGTCAATAATAAATTTAGCCAAATGTCTGCGAATATGGCTTATCACCGCCAAATTCTTTCATCATCCGCTGTATTTTGGCCTCATGGTTGCGATCTACCGACCTCAATAGCTGTCCGTTCTCATCTTTCTTGAACATCTCAACCTCAATATCGCCCCATGTCATACCACCGGGTTCGATGTGTCCGTCGATAGGTAGCTTGGCCGGTGCAGTAGCGCCGATCAGTGCCTCTACCAGTTCGATAGACTCCGCGCTGTTGACCGCATAACGCACCTTCTCATAGGTTTCGTTATCGAGGTTGTTCTTCATGAACTGTTCAACAGTCTTCACGCGGTCGGTAGCGTTGTCACCTAGGCGTTGCATCTCCATTTCGGCAGATACTTCCTCAACCGCCTCACCCTGAGCGATCAACAGTTCCCATGCCTCATTGAATGAGGACTGATTCATGTTGGTCTTCTCGGCAAAGCCTTTGAGCGCGTCCATTAGTTCGTCGCCTTGCTCCACTCCCTCCGGCATTGCGTAGCCATCTTTGGGTGCGCCAGTAAAGCCGCCAAACTTCTTCTCTAATTCTGTGTATGCCTTGGCTTGGTCAGCCACGGACTTGTATTTCTCAGCCTTGTACCACTCAGGCGTGTCACCAGTGCCCTTGATTCCTTCCGTTAAGAAGTATTCACCTTCCGAGAGGGTGGGTTCTGCTGCATCAACGAGTGATGTGGGTTCATTGCTTTCAAGGGTGTCGTTTTCAACGGCCTCTGACATTCTTATCTCCAAGGATAGTTTATTACAGCCCGCTTAGGGCTTACAGGTTGGTGCTTGAGAAGGATTTGTACCAATCTCCGCTCACCGTTTAACAGCGCGAGATCGTTTACGTCTATCCAATCAACGTGTTGGTCAGATTTGCAGCAACGAAACGCCCTGAATTTGTGTACATACTCGAACTTATCAATCCCGTATTGGGTGCCTACCTTCTGTAGCCAGTCCATATCGAACTTAATCTTTTTCAGGTAGTCGGTTTCAGCGCAGACCACCTCGATCTTGCCCTTGGTTGCCCGCTTCTTGGGCTTCACTTCTTCCATTTCTTCGACTTCTTCGACTTCGCTCATACTTTCTCCGCTTGCTGGATGTAGTGGACGATCATTCTAATGACCCCCGCCTCACCGTTGTGATACGCAGCCTCATACTCTACGTTTCGTGCGCCAAGGTCAGTTGAGTTGTCTAACAGGAACTTTCGTGTCAGATCCTCTACCAC